CGCTTTCCGCCGTATCCGGCCGCGCCTTTTTGTCGTCAGGCACCTGCTCTCCCTCTTCAGGCGCCCTCAGGCCTTGAGCGCCGCCGTGTTTGTCCTCCCGCGCCGCCGCGCCGCCGGCGCGCTCCTTTTCCTCAGAAAGCGCCGCCTCCGCACTGCCCGCGCCCTTATGAGCCGCGCCGCCCTCAAGCTGGCGCAGCTTTTCCGCGAGCATCTCCGCGCGGCTTCGGATGCGGTCGTAATCGCGTCCCTTTTGCGCGAGGCGGATGAGCTCGTCGCGCGTGACGGCTATTTCCTCCCCCATGTACTTGATTGTGAACATCTGCTCTCCGGCGCTGCTCTCTGCGCCGCCCGCCGCGCGCGGGCCGTCCGGCTCTCCGGGCGCTGGTGTGGCCCCCTCGGCCGCCGTCTCAGCCCGCACCACATCGTCGTTTTGGCTCATTTCAGCCATGCTTTTCTCCTTTCGCCTCTGGTTGGGCGGCTATGCTCGGGGCTGGTTTTGCCCCGTTGCACCCAAAAATTGTGATTGAATCCCCGTTCAACATTGACCTTCACGCCTTCCGGCGCGCCCGCTTTCCCCGCAGGGCGCCGCGCCCGCCTAAGCAGGCGCGGTTTTGACGCTCTATGGCGTTGCGAACCTGCCGAGCGCGATGAGCGCGTCCTTCGTGTCGGCGCGCGGAGACAGCCGCTCCGGCGCCGCCGCGCCCGCCGCCCGCCGCGCCCGCAGCTTGTCCAAAAGCTCCTGCTTGCCGGGGATGTACCCCTCCGGCAGCCGCTCGAGGTAGTCGACCATGTCGATCTTCCCCGCCGCCAGGAGGTTATCGAGCGTCTGCACCGCCGCAATTTCAGACCAGTAGGACGACGCCCCGACGTCGAGCCTGAGCGTTAAGCCGACGCGCCTGAGCGCCGAGAAATCCACCGCCTCGTCGAGCGTCCCCCCGTCGGAAACGCGCACGCCGTAGTACTCGCTCATAAAGTCGAGGTAAATGCGCCCCAAGTCCTCGATGCAGCGGTAGAGGTTATGGCGTGTCAGCTCATTCGGGACGGCCGACGCCTTCTGCAGCGCGATAATCGCGGACGTGTTCTCGGGCCTCGCCTCGCCGAGGGCCGCGCTCGTCGCCCCGAGGTTTGACTGCGTCTCCCGCACGGCCAGCTGGATAAACTGCGCAATCTGCGGCGAAATCTGCGCCGGGTCGATAATCCGCGCCACGGTGCTCACGTCCCCGCCCGCGACGGGGATCGCCGCGCCGACGCGGTTGTCCCACTTGGCGATGCGCGTGCGGTCGTACACCACTTTCGGGTACGCCGTCGTCATGAGCGAAATCATGCTCATGGCGTAGAGCTTGTTGACGAAAATCTGGTTCGGGATCAGCCCCGTAATCATCGCCTGCCCGTGGTAGCAGTCGGGCACATAGTCCCAGTTAATCCACGTGAGCGGATAGCGCCTCAGGCCCGTGTCCCACGGCGCGCGCAGCATCAGCCCCTTTGCCGCCTCGCAGGCCCAGATCGTCTTCGTCTCGGGATGGCGCCACAGCCGGATGAGCACCGTCGCCTTGTCGTCGGTAAGGCGCGATGCGTCCGAGCCGCTCTCGTCCGAGTCGGGGCGGATGGCCTCCCAGCCCTCGCAGCCGCTTTGCTGCGCCCGCTCCCGGAGCGCATCGACCATCTCGCGCCGCGAGAGGATGATGTACGGCTGCTTTTCCACGCGCCGGTCGCTTACATTCCCGAAGAACACGCGCGTGTTCTCAATCACTTCGGTGACGATGCCGCCCCTTGCGAGCCCGCCCGTTTCAAGTTCTGCGTCCCAGTATGTATACAGGCACCCGTCCCCGTCGACGGCCGTGTTGCGCATCATCTCCCGGATGAGGGCGAGGACGTCGTTGCGCTCAAAGAGCCGCTCAAACTCCTCGTTCACGGCGCGCACGAGGGCCTTCACCTTCTCCGGCGCGCCCTTTTCCCGGATGAGGGACGCCTGCAGCTTAATGGAGCTTGACGTAATGCTCGACACCGTAAACAGCACGAGGCGCTTGAGGAAGTTGAACACCGGCGTCGGCAGCCCGTTGGAGGCCACGCCTTCCCACTGCTTGCCGATAAAGAAGTTCTCGTTGACGCGCACCGTCTCAAACAGCCCGATCTGCTCCTTAAACGCCAGGCCCTTCTCGTACTCCTTCCAGACGCTCTCGGCCGTTATCACCCCGGCGCGTGCCCGGCCTTTCTCCTGTCCTCTCATACCCGCTTACTCTCCTTCGGAGATAAATCGTACGCCAAAATGCTGCTGAGCCCCTCCGTAAAAAGCCGCTCGGCGCGGGCCTTTTTCTCCGCCTCCTCGTCCGTCTCCCGCTCGGGGCAGCGCAGCGCGTCCGCCTCCCGGCGCAGCGCGTCGAGCGCCCGCTTCGTCTCCTCCTCAAAATCAAGCAGCCTTTTCCTGAGCGCCGCGGCGCTGAAAACAGCCCACCCCGCCGCCGCCGTGAGCAAAGCGACGAGCGCCTGCGCCGTCAGCAAAACAAGCGTGTCCACTTTATGCCGCTCCCCTCCTCATGAAAGTCATTTTTCCGTCAGTATGTGAGAAAATCCCGCGTCGCCTCCCCTCCCGTCATGAAGATGTCGTAATCGGCCTCGTCGGGCGCTAAATCCGGCGCGCTCCTTTCGCCTTTGAGCGTGCGGGAGACGCAGAAGTACCGCAGCGCGTCGACGCTGTGCGTCACCTCGTGCGGCTCGCGGGCACAGTCGCTGGGGTTGAGCTCGTCGGCCTGGATGGATTGCAGGTCGCGGGCGAGCGTGCGGCAGGTGTTGAAAATCAGAAGGCCCGGCCGCCCGTCTGACCGGGGCCTGAGCATCTCCTTAATCATGAGGTGCCCGTGCACCCGCGCGCTGTCGGCCCTCATCACCGGCACCCCGCTTTGAAGAAACAGCTCCGCCATCGAGCGGCCGCTGTCCTTCTGCCGGCTCCAGATATCCGGCGGCGCGAACGTCGTCTCAATGACCTCACCCGGCAGCGTGTTTTCACGGATCAGCCGCGCCGCCTCCGTCACAATCAGCCCCGCCTTGTGCACCTCGCGGTAGACGTAGCACCGCCCCGCCTCGTCCACCGCAATCCACAAACAAGCGAGCATGTCAAGCCCGTAGTCCATCGAGCGGTACCGCCGCCACCCCTTCGGAATGGCAAACGGCTCGATGACGTGCACGCGCTCAGAAAACTCCGAAAAATACGCGCCGGACAGCGCGTTCCAGTCCCCGTAGCGGTATGCCCTGCGGAGATTGTCCGGCAGCGCCGAGAGCATCTTGAGATACGCGGGGGAGGCCCGAAGGAGCGGGAGGTTGTCCTCCACGCTCGCGAAGATAAACGCGTAATCGTCGGGGTTTTCGCTCTCCTCCTCCGTCGCGCCCCTGCGGTAGATGCGGTCGATAAACAATCGCTTGACCCAGCCGTGCCCCACACCGCCGGGATTGCAGGTGAGGTAAAACCGCTTTGGGATGTCGCTTACGCCCCGCAGGCACCCGCCCAAAAGGCGAAACTCCTGCTCGGTAAACTGCGTGGCCTCGTCGAGGAAAATCCAGTCGTACTCCTGCCCCTGGTACTCCCGCTCCCCCGCCCCGGCCGGGTAGTGCCCGAACCGGATAACGGAGCCGTTCGTAAACGTCAAAACGCGGTTTGTCGCGTTGTAGGTCGCCACCTCCGGCGGCACAAGCCTGAGAACCGGCTCGATGTGGTTTTGCTGCAGCTCCGGATATGTCCGCCGCACGATGAGAATCCTAATGCCCGGCCACCGAAGCGCCCCGCCGACGGCCTTGACGCGCACGGCGTGCGTCTTCCCGCCGCCCTTGGCCCCGCCGTAGGCGGTGTAGAGCGCGCGGCTTCGGTAAAACAGCGCCTGCTTGGGGTTTGCCGTCCCCAGATCGAGCACAATGCTTTCCTTCTCTTTCCGCGCCATAGTCACTCCCGGCTCATCTTTAACCGAACGGGTCTTCGCCGGCTCCGGCAAGACGCACCTCCACCGTCACCGGCGCGTGGGCCTCCCTGGGCTTGTCGGTCAGCCCCCCGTTTTCCGGCTGCCGCGCCACGAAGATTTTGCCCGTCGCGGCCTTTTCCGTGTTGTACAGCTCGCGCACGATGATGCTCTCGCGCCGCAGCCGCGCCTTGCTCAGGGCGGCGGCGTATGCTTTTCCGCGCTTGCCGTCCCGCAGCCGCTCATACTCCTCCCGCTCAAGGCCCAGAAAGAGAATCAGGCCCGCCTCGTCCGGGAAAACGCCCGCCTCCTCGCATGTTTTGAAGTATGATTCAATCGTCTTTTCAAACTGCTTTGCCGACCTTTTCTCCCTCGGCACCCATTCGCCCCCTTTCCAGCTCGCTGCCCCTAATTATACTGACGCCCCCATCTCGCGGCAACAAAAAGGTACAATTTTGTAGTACAAATTTGTACCTCATCGCCCATTTCCCTCACACACTTGCTCATTTTATCGCGTATCCCCGTCTCTTCCCTCCCGCTTATTAATCCATTTTTGTACCATTTCCCTGCCCCGCACACATACAAAAACCGCCGCACCAAAGGCGCGGCGGCATTGTCTTTTTTTAGTGCTCCGCCTAATATGCTCGGCGGCGTCATCTTTTTTCGCTGCCGCACCATACGCGCGGCGGCGTCATTTTTCTTATTCTGTACTCCCACCACAAAAGGCTCAGATGCGTCATCCCTTTTTTCATCGCTCCTACCTCAAAGGCGCGATAATCCCGTCCCAAAACGCGCGGCGCTCTCAGCGTTTCTGTATAACCAATACGTTCTCATCCCGGCGCTTCACAAAACAAAAACCGCCGCGCCCAAAGGGTACGGCGGTTTGAATCCGCATTCAACTATAAAAGCCCTGGAAAAGCCTCTTTCTCCCGCGCCGTCGCGCGTCACTTCTTCCCATACACACCGACGGTGACGAAAAGCCGCCCCTTGCGGCTGAGGCCGCTCACGCCGCGGTACAAAAACCGC